CTTGAAGCTTGTCGGCCAAAGCGTCTAGGGCTTCTTGAGGGATTTGTTTAAGCTCTTCAGTAGGCTCAAATTCTCCCTCTTCTTCCCTAGTCTCTACTAGATTCCCGTTTTCGTCGTATGTTTGGATTACCATAATTAAGCCTTTCTTAAGTATACCAGTGGGCCGTTTGTTGCACCAGCAACTACACCAGCTCCAGCAGGGTTGGGTAGTGCTCCCGTCACAGAGTTACGGAAGAACCACGCACTACTGATAAACGTAGTGGTAGGAGGTAGGAATATGGCAGGGCCTGATTGGAATGTAGGGCTTCCAGATGTTGTCTGAGCACAGAAGCAGAGCCAGTATAATCCAGGGTCAAGAGTCGGGCTGATAGTTATTTCTTTGGGGGCAGCAGCGGTATCTGTAGGCACTGTCCCATAGTCTGTTATCAGAGCGTCGGGGTAATCGTTTCCATCTGTAGCGTTTGCGTAGAGTCCGAGTCTTACAACACTACCAGCCCCCGCTATAGTAGCTGCGTGGACAATCGCTATCCTATCAAACGCAGTTCTCTTATCAATTACTATAGGCAAGAACCACGCCCTATTTGTGTTCTGGGTTGAGTCACCAGTCCTAACGTGTGTTGGAGTATAGCCACCCGAACTAAATAGGTGGCTAGCCTGTTGCTTAGCATATATTAGGCCGTTAGAGCTGTTAGAGTCAGCGACTAGGACTTTCCCATTAGAGCCTACAGGTATCTTGCTGGCGGCGTTAGAGCCTGTGGCGGCAACAATATCCCCCTTTGTGTCCCAGAGAGTATCTGTTGCTAGCGGGTTGGGGGCAGATACATCTGTCCCGATAGCAAGCCCTAAGTTAGTTCGGGCGGTGGCGACGCTGGCTAGGTCAGAGAGGTTGTTAGCTGAGAGCAAAGCCCCTTGTAGGTTATGCTCAAGGACAATCCAGCTAGTACCAACAGAGGCCTCAGTTCCTCCGCCATTGTCTGCTATGGCTAGATAGACATCACCAACATCAACAGTCTTACCCGAAGCTCCACCAATCTTACCCGCTACACTCACAACGTAAGCGTCACCCTTCAAACCAATAGGATAGTTAGGGTTAGCACTAGCGTCAGTAGAACCCTTGAAGTCTAGGAGGCCAGTAACCGCATTATCAACGTAAGTCTTCACGGCTTTCTGAGAAGCGATAACAGTGTCACTATTTGCAGCGAGTGTACCATCCGTGTCTAGGACATTAGCCTTTCTAAGAATCTTCCAACTAGGTAGGCCGTGAGTGTCCCAGATAACAAAGTCACCAACAGCTAGAGTGAGTGGTGTACCGCTACCGAGGTCGGCAGTCCCCGCTGTTCTGATGTAAAGAACCTCGCCAGCAGCACTAGGAACATAGCTCAATATTGAGACAGTGGAAGAGCCGTCGTAGAAGTTGATGTTTAGACTTCCCATTGAGACAGTACCGATAAGCTCCATCTTTGTATTGATATCACTCTGCAAATCATCAAGCTCCGTCTGTAAGTCAGTTTGGTCTGAGAGCGTACCAGTAATTGAACCCCAAGCTCCACCTCCACCGACTCCAGCTATAGCGTCAGCCACAGCTTCGGCAGTAGGAAGCTGGTTGTGTGAGGCAGTAGTTAGGTCGGTCACTATCTCGTTAAAGGTCTGACTACCATTGATTTGTATGCCAGCAGAAGCGGCGGCGAACATAGGGGTTGAGTTGGTCAACTGACCTTCAGGCCAGAATAAGAACGAACTCTCCCCTGAACCCTCGTCATACCCAATCAAGAACAGACTCTCTGGAGGCACTGAGTCTAGGTTGTCGTAGTCTACTTTTACATAGCTGAAAGCTCCGCTCCTTGTGGCAGATTGTAGTACTCCAAAGTTCTCAGACCCACCTACACCGCTAGCGTCTATACCCCCAAGGCTGAGGCTGTCCGTGTGAGCAAGGTTCACTGTTCTAATTGCCTTGCCTTCTAGTAATCCACCAAAGAAGGATAGTTCAAGAGAAGAGAGTACATCATCAGTCAACTTGCCATCATCATCAGTAAACAAGGCCCTGTTAGGCTGAGCACCAGTAACCAAAGAACCAATCTCAAGACTCGCTCCTCCGCTACCGCCGCCAATTCTTACAGCCCGACCAGGTGCACCCTTCAACTCTTCAACAGATATCAGATTCCTCCAAGGCTCACCCTCTCTAGTCCACTGGATGTAGCTGTCGTGTACCCGCATTTCAATCTCTTTAGCGTCCTTCCCGTCCTTGCCATCAAAGTAGTCTCGGCCTTTGATTGGAGTGTAGCCATCCTTACCATCAAAGTAGTCAACCCCTTTCACTGGAGTCTTAGCGTCAGCACCAGGAGTACCAGCTAAGTTAGCTTGCTTGACCCAGCCTAGCTTAGTCTGTTTGAGGTAGACATCTTGAGTCTTGAGGTCTAGGAATAAGTCACCAATACGGCCAGCAGTTAAGCCAGGAGTGTTAGGTTGGGCCAGCCACTTAGTCCCGCTAGTAGCAGCAATCTTAGCAATGTCTTGAAGAGACTTGTGCAGAGAAACCTGAGTGTCCTTTTCAAACCTTCTGACATTATTAGAAAGCTTATCGGTAAACTTTTTACGAAGCTTATCGGCTACCTCTTGGGCTAGGTCTTTCTCTTCATTAGTCTTCATCTGTTATCTCCTTAACAATCTTGTCGGTAAATGCCAACTTGAAAGCTTGGCGTAGCTCAGCCAATTCCTCTTCAGTCTTCTCTAATTTTACCGCAAGCTTGCTAGGATTGTTAGACAAGTCCGCTTCCTCTCGCCCTCCAGGAGTCTCTGGGAATCCAGTTACTTCAGGTCGGTCTTCTTCGGTTCTCTTAATAGCAACCCATATACACCTACAGTTAAAGTGGATAGGAGGTAGCCACTCAGTAGTGCGGTACTCTTCTTCGCTAACTACACTTCCGTCTAGGTCTTCGCAAGTAGCACAAGTAACTTCGTCTAGGATAGCTGAGTACTGGTAACTATCAATATCTTCCTTCGCACTAACAAAGACATCATCTCTACCCATATTGATAGCTGAACCTACAATAACACTGGCGGTAAGTCCGAGTTTATCGGTTGAGAATATACTAACTATTCCTCCAACCTTAGTAAGAAGGTCAGCAAGGGATAGCTTAACTGAGAGTTGGTTCTTTCTGGCAGCTTCAGTCACAGCGTTCTTGACCTCAAAGGTGAGGTCATCCATCTGCTTCTTAACCACATCCATTGCCTTCTGCTTAATAACTTCTTTAGTGGCGGCAGGAGTAGCAGGAGAGTCAACGTCTAGTTCATCAGAAGCCCCGACCTTGGCGTAGTTGTAAGCTTCTACCATCTTGTCTAGTACTAGCTTCTCGTAGCCTTCTGGTGCAGTCACAGTGTAGTCAGCAACGTCATCTATCTTGCCGTCTTTGAGTAGGGCCTCTAGGTCAGACTTAATCTTCTCTTCCAGTCCAGCGAACATCTCTTGGGCCTGAGTAGTGAAGTCACCCTCTAGGGTATTGTACTTCTGTTGAATGGCCGCTAGGTTTACCTTAGCCTCGGCAGGGGTTAAGTCTCGTCTCCACTGAGCGTCTGCAAACCGACCCTGTCTACTTAACTTAGACATTACCTTGGAACTTCTGCTATTAGTAACAGGGGTAGAAGAAGTAAAGCTTGTCGCAGGGTCTAGGATTTTACCGATTGTTTCGTCACCCATTGTAGGGAAGCTTGCCTTGAGTGTTTCTTTGGCAGTTTCTAAAGGCATAGTCCCAGCAACTACAGCGTCTACTACAGCCATTAGGCTAGCAATCTGAGCACCATTGAGGGCTTGCTTCTGAATCTCACCGACGGCAGCAGAGGCAGAGGTAGCACCAGCTTCTTCGGCTTTCTTCTTATCGGCTTCACTAGGTTCAGTAATCTCAATCTCAAAGTGGTCAGCAATCTTCTTCTGTATACCCTTAACCAAATCTTCAGGCATTGACTCTGGCCTCTTATCAAGTAGCTTGAGTGAGACTTCTTTAAGGAAGTTAACTGTAGCGTCGGTGATGTTAGCAAACTCAAAGGTAGGGTATCTCTTAGTAGCAAAGTTGTAATCAATTAGGTCGGGAATCAAGTAGCTAGAGATATGCTCTTCAATATCACTCATCACAGAACGGAGGGCGAGAACAAACATATCGCTCTGGTCTTGGCTTAAGGCCCAAGAACCGACGTTAGAACCAGTACCCAACATCATAAACTGAGCAAGGATTGAACGGGCCATCTCTGCGTTGTGGTGCTCAATTAGTGGCATTAAATCAAAGCGACCCTTATTAGAGTCTAGTGTGCTCAAGTCCCAGCCATCCTGCAAACCCATAACTGAGTTGACTGCCATAGCAGCAGCGTTAGCGGTGTAAGTATCAAGGTCTTCCTGCTTAGCATTAGCTGGGGCTTTAACTGTCTTTGGTGCAACGGCGGCGGCCTGAGCTGCTAATTGAGCTAGGTAATATAGCTTCTGCTTCTTGTCGTAGTGAGTATAGGCAGCCCTGAACATTGACTCGCCCTTGATATGGTGGTGTTCTTTGTTGGCTGTAAATAGGAAAGCATATTGCAGAGGAATAGTAACCTCAACATTCTTATTGCCGTCCCATATTGATTGCTTGAACCCATTGAATCCACCCTTATCATCAACCTTAATAACTACAGTGGCGGTGTCTCTAGTACCAATCTTCTTATAAACAACCTTGCCATCTCTTAGCTCAAAGACTTTCTCGTATACTCTGAACCCTTCTAGCAAAGCCCTAAGCATATCCTTAAGAACAAGCTGGAAAGGTGTAGTCATACCGCCCTTGTGAGGTGGTCTAGTTAGGCAGTCGTTAACAAAGTCAGCCTGAGCTTGAGCTTCTGGGCTGTCATCCTCTGGCTTGATTGACCAAGGGTTAGACACTATCGGCATAGTCAGGACGTTATACATTGCCGAAACAGTGCCGTCTATCTGACGCATTGTAGCGAAGTGAACAGGCTTCAGCTTGTCGTAGCTTACGTCTATCTCTCCGTCATACATCAAGGAATCAGTGCCTTTTGCAGAGCTTCCCCTCTCAGTTCCGCTAGTATCTACCTTAGTTCCTTCTGCAAGGTTTACTCTGAATGGCCCGATTTTCATTGCTTTCCTTTCATTGTGACTTATATTCCAATACCTTCATTGTACATCTCTTCAAAGCTTTTTCCCAGTGTTGGTTTTAGCTCTTGCCTACTGGTCATAAAGTCGCAGAAACAATAAGCCAAAGCGTCTGCCTTATCTGGGGAAACCTTGAGTCTCTTTTTAATCTCATCCTTCTCTTCTATTTGAATACCTCGGCGGGTAACTTTATAGCGGATTGAGGCTAACTGACTCATAAGCTCTGAGTCTTCTGGAATGTATATCTGGCCTGTCTTAAACAGTTCAGCTAACCTCCAGTACATCTGTGCTCTGAGGTTTACAAATTGGAGGCTAGTGTCATCTTTGAAAGGTGAGGCTGAGCCAGCAACTTCTATTACATTATCGTACTTATCAGAACGCAAAATATCAATTACTCCTGCACCCATACCAGCGTCAACAAAGATAGTATGGGCTACTCTCATAAGCTTAACGTGGCCAGCAGTTTGACCATTGTCTTCTTTGGCGGTAGTGAAGATATTGTCTACAATCTGCCCCTCTCTCTCAACAAAGGCACTCTTATCATCACCATAGCGGGCAGGGTCTACTCCGACGTAGCGGTAGACTGTCTCGCTAGACTGCTTAGCTTCAAGCTCTTCCTTACGTTCTTCAGTACAGGCAGCTTCAATATAGTTCAAAGGAATCAGAGTATTAGCTTCAGCACTAGGGAAGTTACCTAAGCAACGGGCCTGAAACATTGGAGATTCAATACCCCAGCGGGTTATCTTATCCTTCACCCACTCAGGAGTGACTAGGTAAGGGGCAAGTATCTCGGCCTTACTCAAGTCTGCCTCCTGTAAGTCCTCAATAGTTCGTATGCCATTGTTCGTAAAGTTCGGGGTATCAAAGCAAGAGATGTGGAACTTGGTAGAAGTAGCGTCGTTGTGGTGGCTGGTATAGAAGCGGCCAGTAATAGAAGTAGGGTTGCCAATCATCAAGAGCCTTGCACCTTGAGAGGATAGCACCGAGTCTATAGCAATAAAGATATCATCAGTAACACCTGAAGCCTCGTCTACTATAACCAAGATGTGACCAGAAGGAGGGTGAAATCCTTGAAACATATCTGGGTCTTTGGTTGACAGGCCAATAGCAAACCACTCATCATCCATATCAAGCCGAGGAGATTCAAAGATTCTACCGCCAAGAGGCCAGCGGGTCTTCTTATAAGTAGAGCGTATATCACGCCAGAGAATGTTCTCTACCTGTCTGAAGGTCGGGGCTGTGGTTATAACATAGCTATCATCATAAGCCGTCAAGAAAGCGAGGGCAGCCTTAGCACTAAGCCAGCTCTTCCCTATGCCGTGACAGCTTCTAACAGTAGTAATCTTATTCTTAAAGACACTCCGCAAGATATCCTTCTGCCGAGTCCAAGGCTTGTTCTGTGCGTACTCCTCAACGAAGTAGACAGGGTCTTCTCTGATTAGCTGTTGAGATTCAACGAACTGCTCAAGAGTTAGAGTTTCCTTTTTCTTGTTTGTCGCTAGCTCGGTCACTCTCTTTTTGCCTCCTTTTATATTCAACAATAGCCTCAGCAAAGCCACCCCAAACGTCCTTACCTTCTGCGTCAGTGTGGCCCTGGACTCCGTTAGGTAGGCCGAGGACTACACGCTCACCATCAATGGATATCTTAGCGGTACGGGCAAGGGCCTCAAGCTCCTTGATATCAACCTTAGTTTTATCCTTCTCGGAAGCTTGGTATATCTCAGAGATTCTACCATTCACTAGGGCCTGAATATTCTTATAGGTAAGTAGGTGACGCTCTTGGCTTTTGGCCTTCTCATCAACCAGTCTCTTCTGGAACTCACTGAAGGCTAGGTCGGCTAACTCTTGTCTAAGCCCTGTCCAATTCTCTTTCTTGGCTCTAAGTCCTGCTGCTACTTTACTAACTCCGTACTTATCAGCAATGTCCTGAAGGCTGATAGTGGTATCTGATAGGTACTCTTTTCTAGCCCCATCCCAGTTAATCTTAGTAGTACTGCTCATAAGTCTATCTTACCACAAATACACAACTGGGTTAAATTAACACAAACAAAAAGGGACTCACTTAAGAGTCCACTTCAGTCTTATCAACTTGGCCTTATCTTCTGGAGACAAAGCAGGAAATAAAACCTTCTTCTTTCGCTTAGTCTTCTTAGACATAAACTACCTCTGCCACTCGTAGGCTAGCTCGGAACGGCTCGGTCAGCCAGTTCGTCAATGCCACTAATACGTTGCAAAGATTATTATAACAATTCCTGTACGAAAAGAAACCAGGGGCTACCTGGTTCTTTCGGTTGGTGGTCGTCAACCATCTGTATCAGTCATCCTAGTTTTTCAGCCCCAACCTTATAAGCTAGTTCAAGGATAACCGAGGCGACTAACTCCTCGTAAGCACTACATAAGTAGTAGCTCCTATTATAACAAAACCCAGCGAGGATAAATCCAGACTGGGTGCTACGTGTTTATATTATAACAAAAAACTACCCTTGCAATTTGTAGCTTGTTCGTCTTACGGATTCCTGCCTTGCAAGGCGTTCATCTCGGCGTATATCACTACAGGGTAGTTCTTCTTTTGTTGTTTTTGTTTCTGTTGTTTCCACCAACACAATAGATTATAGCAAAGCTTAAGCTTAATGTCAAGCCTTTTTACAACTCTTTTAACTCTACGTCTAGTTGTGCTTTTTGCAAGGCCATATACCATTCGACTGTACTGTCATCTGGAAGCGGTCTGAAGTAAGTCGGGTACATCATTTCACAGAACATACCCAGCATATCAGGCTCAAATCGTATTCCCTTCTTTGGTTGTTCTGGAGTTTTATACTCTACGTGGTTGAGCTGGGGATTCCCAAAGGTTAAGACTGTACTATTCCACCAGTGCAGCTTCAAGGCTGTCTCACCAAAGGCGACACCAAGTATCGGGACTACTACAGGTACTCCATCTATCTCTATTAGTTCCGAGGTGAAAGGTTCTTTTATATCTTCGTGTCTTAATAACATAGTTTTTTATATAATCTTAAAGCCCCGCCGTACCACTCAGGGCAGTTAACAGTTCGTAGCCCACCGCTTTTTAGTATGTTTTTATGTTGTACTTAGAGAGAATTTATGTGAGGATGGTTCAATTAAATATTATGAAACGCTGGGGGACTACTGATTTATAAGTGCTAAGTCTGGTCAGACCTCTAGTGTTGAATATATCACTACTACCTTACAACTCGCTAGACTTCTCTTCGTCGCTCAGTGGCTTGCTGTTCTCTGCAAGCAAGAGCATAGTGTTAAGCAGCTCGTGTTCGGTTAGTTTGAAGTCTGCGGCCAACTGTTTAAGCCTATCCTTTAGGCCAGCGGCCTCACCTTTAAGGACTCTGATAATAAGAACTTCAGTAGGCTCAGACTCTTCTTCGGATTCTTCCTGCCTTGGGCCACCTCCAGAAGCGTCAAAGATAACATCCTCCAGGGCTTCCACCTTAGTGTTGACCTTGTATAAACCTTGAGGCAGAGGGTCGGCTACTGCAAGCTCTGAGAGCTTTTCCATATTGTACTGACCGATAGCGTCGTTGTGGCTTATAGCATACTCAAGCTTGGCCTGAGATAGTGTGCTGAAGGTACGCTCTGCTACCTGTCCATCTATCCAAGCGGTTACCTGGCCCGCCTCGTTCTCAGAGAAAGTAATAAGAACTACCTTGCACTCTTCCTTCTTCAGCTCCTTGTAGGCCCTAAGCCTAGTGTTACCACCTAGCACCTCACCTTCTTTGGTGACGAGTAGAGGGCTATGCTCACCGAGTTCAATCTGCTTCCGAAGTCTCTTATAGTCTGAGCCGTGTATGTCTCTAGGGTTATCCTTCCAGCCATACAGGTCAGCTACCTTAGCGTAAGTCTGGCCGTTCTTTTCGTATGTGTTTAATTCTGACATCACTTTGAATATATCACTAACAGGTATGGAGAAAAAAGGGGGTTTATTTTTGAGTATTGTTTGTGCAATAGTGAATAGCAAGAGTTAAAAAGAAGCGTTTTGTTTCTAGGGCAGTCCATCTTTTTGATTCTAACGACAATCATAAATAACAAAAACCCACCAAAAGTTTTGATGGGGTGGTAGCTATTATGCTACTGACTCTAACGACTCTTTTATTGTATCACGAGTGGGGTAACGGAGGCAAGTGTTATGCAAGTTCAAGACATACTCTCCCGTAAAACAATTGTTACAACTGGAAGAAATCTAAATAACCCAATTGTAACAATTGGAACAACTGTAGGGGGAAAGACAAAAGATGAGATAGGCCAGATGTGCGACCTAGCAATGCAAGACTTCAGTGACTTAATCTGTCCTGAGTTCAGAGCTTGGTACTGCAAGGCTTACTACAAGATAGGGGGGGAGAGGTTTACCATACTAGCTAAGCAAGCTAGGGCGGATGGAAAGATACCGAGTAAGCTGTTCTCTTTCTTATTAAGAAACGAGCTAAAGAAGTAGGGTGTGGATAACCATATTCCGTTTAACAGGAAATTGGTATTGCATTATTAACGCAAACGAGATATAGTCTAATAAGTAAATAAACGTAAGGAGGTTACGGCAATGATAACTTATGAAGAATGTGACGAAGTGTTTGGACACGAGTTTGGATATAACGACGAAGCTGGAATATGTGGCCGCTGTAGTTTACTACACGACTGCCTAGCAGAGTTTGACTTTGAGCTAGACCAAAATGATAACTGGGCCTGTTCGGTATGCCACGTTGAATGTGACGAGGCCACCATCAAAGAAATCAATCTTGAAAACAAAGAGTACTCGCTACTAGATAGTGATTACAGAAGGGCGGTATTAGGTTAATGCGAGACTTCAAATTCAGAGCTTGGGTAACAGCCAGCAAAAAGGCCTCCCCCGCTATGTTTCAGGACAGGGATTTAGCCTTAGTCTTTAAGCTGGATAACAAAGGAGGATTTGAGAAACTTCACGCCGAAGAGTATGTCTTAATGCAGTACACAGGGTTGAAAGACCTTAACGGAAAAGAGATATATGAGGGCGACATTATAGCTGGTGGTTGGGTCGTTACTTGGCGTAACGGAGGTTTACAGCTCCACCTACCGAAAGTGTTTGATGGTTCTATCTACACGCAACTCTCAGACAACCTTAAGTGCGAAGTAATCGGGAATATCTATCAGAACTCCGAACTATTGGAGGATAAGAAATAGATATGAATGATACGTTTTTACTTATAAACGCAATAGTGTTCAGCCCGCTATCCATACTTTTGACCTTTCAAATAATCTGGAGTACTCTGCCCTACAAGGCAGTACCCGTTTGGATATTCTCGGTTATATGGGCGAGCTATTGTATATCAAAGTTAACCCAATAGGAAGGTAAGATTATTATGAAAGTAACTATAGACACAGAGCAAGACTACGGAAGCACTGGTACTCTTGAGATAACTGATACCGAGAACCCCAACTTTGTACAGGTCACAAGGTACGTGCCTTCCGCCATTGAAGGAGAGGACAAAGTAGAAGTCACTGAGTTCACTGTTGACATTGATGACCTCTATAGGGCAGCCGAATTATTCAACGAACTTAAAAAAGATAGGGAGTAATATGAGTAGTAAATCAGAATATCCAATATGCAGCCACTGTGATAGTGCAATGGTCTGGTCGTTCGCTATGGCTGGCTGTGAGTACGTCTGTTTACCTTGCTGGCACGGCGTACCTATGTGGAACTCTTGCGAGAAGGGGGAGAGGTCAGATAGGTATATGGCCGCTAAGAAGAGAAGCTGGTCAACAGAGCTATCAATCTTAGCCAGAAGGCAGGGGGGTGCTAGTTGTGCAATCTGTGACGA